GACTACCTCGATCGACCGGTTGCAGAGACCGCCGCGACCATGCTCCACGAGATGGCGCACCTCTACAACCTTGTCCATGGGATCAAGGACAACTCGAACAATGGGTACTATCACAACCTCAAATTCAAAGAGACTGCCGAAGCACACGGCCTTATCATCTCCAAGCACCCGCGTTACGGCTGGACCATCACTGCGCTGCGCCTGGACGCCCTGGAATGGATCGAAGAAGAATTCCGCGACAGAAAGTTCAGCGCTGCACGCACGCGCTGGGGCGCGACGCCCAGCGCATCCGGGAGCGATGCAACCGAAGGCGAAGAGAAACGCAAAAAGAAAAGCAGCTCGATCAAGTATGTGTGCCCGGTGTGCGAGACGAGCGTGCGGGCCACCAAGCAGGTAAGCCTGATATGCGGCGACTGCATGACGCCGATGGAAACCGAGGCGGCGGGCGATTAAGACACAAAAAATCCGGGCCTTTCGGCCCGGATTTTGCGATTGTATTATTCCTCGGGGGGAATGTCGGGCGCGGTGAGCCACGGCTGCAGCACACCGTTCCAAACGGCGGAGAGAGCCGCGGACGCAGCTGCGATGCCAATGCCGATCCAGAAGGTGCGGTCCTTGCCCTGCACAGAGATGTCAACGCCGGACAGGTTTGCGATGACGGTCGTAACTGCGACCTCGACGAATGTCTTGATTGCGCGTTCGAGGATGTTCTTGAAATTGGTGCTCATGGGTTATTCTCCTTTCTTTTCCTTCAGTTCTGCGATCTCGCGACGTGCCTCTTTGGTGGATTCTTCGCACCGCGTAAGCCGGTCGGAAATTTCGCTGATCTGGCGCTGCTGCGCCTTGAAGTCGAGTTGAATTGCCTCGATGCCGCGCACAGCTGTGTCGAGCTTGGCTTCGAGCCTGGCATTGGCAGCGGCCTCTGCGGCCGCTTCCGTTCTCGTGTCTTGGGTGTCTTTGTGCTTGTTGCTCCGAAGCGCGATGCTCATGCCGACTATCCCGACGAAGGCCATGACCCACGGCAGAAGCTCCGTGAGGTCTTTCATTGTGTCGTTCATGCGGTACTCCGTCCCTTCTTTGGATTAGGCCACTGCCTTCCCGGACACGAAGCCGAGCTCGCCGCCGACCTCGATCTGCTTCCAACCGTTCTCCGCCTCGGAGAGGACGGTGAACTTCGTGCCGCCGCGCACGGACGTGATGCGCCCGTAGGTCGTGTTGGGGCCTTTCCGTACCCACCAAGTGCCGTCGGCGATCGTGATGGTCTTTTCGGGGATGGGGTCCGGCTTGGCCTCTTCGGCTTCCAACTCATCGAGCGCATCCATCAACGCCGCATGGGTCTTTGCGCCGTAGACGCCATCGACCTTCAGATCGTAGCTGGCCGCCTGGAACGCCTTCACAGCCGTTTCGGTCAGCTTGCCGAAGTCGTTGTCGACGCCGTTCTTCGCGGCGCCGCTGTCGCCCAGATCGTAACCGAGCTGCACAAGCGCGGCCTGGAGATCCGTAACGTCTGGGCCGGAGTCGCCGCGCTTGAGGTCGCGGGATCCAAGAACGAACTCCTGCTGCACCGGCGCCGCGCCGCGGAACAGCTGCAGGACCGCGCTGTAATCGAAGCGCTTGTCCATCAAGCCCCAGCGGTTGAACGTGGACCGCGCCGAGTATTTGTACTTCACGACGCCGTACATCACACCCCGGGCCTCAATCAGCCACCAGTCGCCGTTCGGCTTCTTGGGGTCGACCGGCTTGACGAGGAACGCGACGTGCGTTTCGGAGCTGCCGTTGTTATGAAAGACCGCGGCGCCGGGCACCTTGTACTCGTCCGGGATGCGCCCCTTGCCCTTGACGGAGCAGTAGTCGGCGTAGTTGTTGCGCGCGCGCACGTTTGTGACGCGGCCACGCTTCTGTGTCTCGAAGCCATCCTCGAGTCCCTGGCAGTCGAAGACGCGTTCGCACGTCGCCTTCCACTTACGCGCCTGGACGAGCTGGCTGCCGCTGTACTGCCCGGAGTAGTACCACTCGGACAGAGACTTCGGAGCTTGGCCGTACGTGCAGAGGATGTATCCATCCTTCGCCGCAAAGCACTCTTCCAAAAAGTCAGCGAACTCCTGCGGGTTGAGTAACTGAAATGCCATCCTATCCTCCAATCCCCCGCATAAGCGGGTATAAAAAAGAGCGCTTACGCGCCCGGTTCTGGATTCGTGTTTCCCACGATCTGTTCGTATTCCGCTTGCGTAATCCTCCCAAGTTCTACCGCGCGCTGAAGCTGCGCTTCCGTGACCCTGCCCATGCGATATTGGATCGTCAGAAACTCGATCATAACAAACCACCCCCAAGCAGCATGTCAAGCGTCGCGGCTTCTACCGCCGCGAGGCGTTCCTCGATTGACACAATGCGGGAAGGAGATTCCATCACAGGGATCACAATCCCCTGATCCGGCCTGTCCACCCATACCGCCTCTACGCGATCCCATGCCGGGTTTTTGTACCATTCCGGCGGCGCATCGGCCACAAACTCTGATCCAAGCACCTGCGCTGTGACAGGCGGGTCGTCCCCTACAATCACCGGCCCAAGATACCGCCCTGTGCGCAAGTCAAATTTGTAAAGGGTCATGGCGTGTCCTCCTTCTAGTCGCTGTATGTTACCACCAACTCCGGCACATAAGCCGAGCCGACCGCATTGAACTTGGCATAATTCCTACTGTACGTCTTGCCGCTTGCAACCGCCGATTCCCCAGTGCTAAAGGCGATGCACGCCCCAGTGGGGCTGGCTCGTAAAAACTCCACCGCCGCCGTGGGGATCGCGAAATCTTTCAGCCCGCCGCCGCTTGCGATAGTGCCGATGACGCCCATGCTGTAACGCGGATTTGGCGAACCCTCGCTATTGTAGGCCCGTGTTCCGTAGTAGGCGGTGATCTCCACCACGTCACCCCAGCCGCCCGTCTCACGCCTTAGCCGCAACTTTACGCTGAGGATCGTTTTACCGGTCAAGGCAGATACCCCGGGGAACCAAAGTTCGCCTACCAGGAAGCGCGAGCCCTCCGTGTATCCTTGGAATATGTAATCAGTTGTGGAGATTTGCGTCCCTGGCCATTGCGATGACCCCCGGACAGTGTGCGAAACCGTAGCCGCGAATGTTGCTACGTGCGTGATAGGCACACTTGGCGCGGAGGCCCCCAGGTCCACTGTGCAGCCGTTGTTTTGGACAAGGCCTCCCCAGTTTTCATACGCAAACGTCGTGCTGGTGCATGGCTGAGTGCCATTCATGATCGTCGTTGCGTAAACCGTTACCGATTTGCAGTTGCCTTTGTTATTCACGGAGTTTGTCATGCACGCCGTGTGCGCCATAAAGGCGTAATTCCACCCATAAAAGGCGCATGCATCAATGGAGGCGTTGGTGCCCTTGTGGATCAGCACCGCGCGTGAACCGTCGCTGGTGCTTGTCCCGGTCAGGGTCAACGCGTTCATGTACACATACTGACATGACACAAGTCCTATGCACTGATCCGATCCTGAACGGCGGGACATCGATAGGTTCAAAATTGCCATCTCAACGCCGAGCATTTCGAACCAAAGTTCCGTGTTGGCCAATGTAGCGCCGTTTCCGTAAATGTACAGCCCCTGCCGCCCGTGGATTCCTCTCAGCGTCACAAGTCCCTCGTAGTAGGTGTCGCTGACTAGGTTAATTGCCACGTAATTCGGCAAATATTGGCCGTCGATCGCAGCCAGGGCATCGCCCAACGATCTGAAATGTGTACGCGCCGCCACCTGTGCATCTGTTGCGGATTTAGACACTACCAACTCCGACGGCCCCGTGTAGCGCTTAAGCACAGACGGGGAGTCGATGGAGTCGATCACCAAGCCCTCCGGGCCAAGGTGCAAATCTCCAGCCGTTCCCGCCACGTCGAAATCTAGCGTGTCGCCATTGAACCGCATGCCTGAATTGTTCAGAAGCAGGCTGGCTCCAACAACTTCCGATGACGCCTGTGTCCATGCGGTCGCCACGTTGCCGGTTTCGAGTTTTAGGCGCGCGAGCCAAAGGACTCCATCGGTGTCAGCGGGCCAATTTTCACCCCAAATGGCGATGCGGAACCATTCGTGATCTCCGGTGTCGAAAGTCACGGAGAAGTGCGCAAAGCTGTTCAGACTGCCATAATCTCCGATCCCCGTCGGTGCGCCAAGATTTTGATAGACCAGCCCTGTCCAGTCCACAACATCGGCCACATTGACGACGATCTTGTCCGTCATGCGGTCTTGGCGGACGAATCCGCTGAAGGTGTAGGCAGTGTTTTTCGACAATTTCGCCCACTGTTGTGCGCCGTACACGCCAGATTTCCCATGCGCGTGAATTTCCAGCACGTTCGCTTCTCGTGGCCGCCAGTCAATCGTTCCAGCAGGGACAATCCCCCATGTTTGCCACGTGCCGGGAGCGCCAGTCTCGATCCACGACCAATTCAAGCCCAAAGCCGGGTCGGCGTTGGGGTCAAGGATCGGGAAATTAAACCCGGAATTGTGTAGTTTGTTGTCTCCGCCAAACTTTTGCGCCCCAACTGCCAGCGAAATTTGGCTCGGCACAACGTTTATTTGAGCTTGAAGCCCATTTGCGGCAGCAGCTATGGCGGCGGACACATCGGTCGAGTTGGCCTTGAGGAGTAATGTGGCCTCGGCTGCGCTGAGATCGTCGCCAAGCTCGTCTACGTCTGCTTGAGACGCTTTTGCCGCGACTTGTCCAGCCAGCACGCTTAATTGTCCTGAGTGCGTAGACACCGTCTCGGACAGAGTGTTGACCTCGGCCTGGGAGGCCTTTATCGCAACCGCTTGCTCGGTTTGTGTAATACGTGTCTCGGCGGAAGCCACACGCGCGTCCGTATCCTCTGGCGCGGGCGTCCAATCGGTGGCTTTGTTCCCGAGCTCCAGCTTCGGCCTCGAGAACCAAAACACACCGTCATTTCCCCACTCTCGGCCAAAGAGCCACAACTCAAAGTCCGTGTAATCGCCCGTGTCGAAGGTCTGGACGACCCTCAAATAGTCCGAAATGTGCGGGTACTGGCCCGTGGCAGCGGGCGCAATATCGCCAGCGCAGGGAAAGAAGGACCACCCGGAGTGCATGAACCACTGAACATACCCGGGGTAAGTGACGTCTTTCTGCATCCTGTTCCCGGCCAGGTAGAACGAGATTGTGTATTCGGTGTTCTTTTTCAGGTTTGAAACACCCGCATACAAGCCAAAACCGCCCGTTTCGTTGGTGGCCCGGACCTCGATTGTTGTGGCGTCTTGAGCAGACCAAGCATCCGACCCTGGGGCTTTTATGGTCCAGCCATGATTCGTTCCGGTCAGGTTGTCCTCATATTTATTCCAGCCTTCTGAAAAATCTCCTGTGTATCTTTCAAGGTTCCGCCCGCCGATCTTGATATTTCCGACTGCACTTGTGATTTTCCCGTCGATAAGCTGTATAAACGTGTTTTGCTGCCCAATCGCCTGTATCGTCTGCGCGCTTGTCACCCAGGCCGTGAGGTTGTTGATATAGGCCTCATCAACCGTCAAGTACCGGGCGATAACCTTCATGAAGGAGGCCTCGCCCGTGACGTACAGCGTGCCCGCCGTGATGTCGCCCGCGTCGAAAGACGTGGCAACCGCGTGGAATCCGTTCGGAGGTGTACCGTCCACCATCCAGTCAGCCTCATCGTAAAGGTACTCGGTAGCCAACTCGCCGTCCTCGTCTACGGTGATGCTGTACACCTTGCCGTCCCCGGACACCATGCGGAAGGCGTTGACGGTCAGGTCGGCAATCTGCGCTTGATCGATAATCAGCTTGTTCGCGCGAAACTCTCCGGCGGTGCCGACATCCGTAAAGAGCCGGTTGTTAAACAGGTCGGTTATGTGCGCGTAAGAGATCGCGGCGGTCACAATTTCCGCGCGGGCGATATTGCCAACCTCGGTGGTGAGGTTTTCGATGTTAGCCCAGGCGATGTCTGCCTCTGCGATCTGCGCGTAGACGATGTACGCCAGGTTGGTGTAAAACTCATCCGCGTCTATGACGCCCGCGCGGAGGTCTTGCACATACGCACGGACGGCGTCGAGCGTTTTTGTCTTGAGAGTGTCGGCGTTGATCCTGTCCGCGTTGATGCCGCCCGCGCGCAGGTTGTCGGTGGTGAGGTCTTTGATGTCCGCGTGGTCCACGGCCATCTGTGAAATGGCCGCGAAAGCAGCGTAAAGCTCGTCCGTTGTTATTATCCCCGCGATGAGTTCCTGGAGGCGGGCCTTAAGGGCTACGATCGAATCCGCGGAAAGCTGCTCAATGGCGGCCTGATTAATGTGTGCAATATTAATGGCTGCATTCTGAATGTGCAGGTTTCCAACGGCGCCATCCTTCAATTGAAGCCCGCCGACGGTCCCGGGGACCAGCACACCGCCGCGAATCTCGCCGTTGGGCAGCTGCTTCCCCGTGATTGTGGACCCTTCCAAAGCCTCCGTGGCCACGCCAAGCACGATCTTGTCGTACTTCCCCGTCAGGCAATTGAACGTGTACTGGGTCATGCGCATGGCGATCGAAAGACCAATGCGCTTGGCGTACACTTGCACGGTATCGCCGAGGAAGATATTCTGGAGCGCGTGGTACTGCGCGAACTCCACGGTGTCCGCGGCGTTCACAAAGTCGACAGTCACCGTCACCACCGGAAGATCGCAGCCCTTGTCAAACTCGGCTTGCACTGCGGCGCGCATTTTGGTTTTGGCTTGTGCTTCGGTTACATCATCATCGACCTTGGCGTCCTCGACGGGAAGAGAATACCACTTCGGATGCGGGTAGTCGCCAATGCGGGGACTATCTATGTACTTCTCATCCAAGTAAAGGATCTTGCCGTCCTTCTTTTCGCCGGTCGGCATGATCCGGGTCACAACATCGGTATCGTCCGCGTCGTACGTCACGCTCTTGAGGTTCTTCCCCTCCGCGATCCTGATGCCGGTGTCTTTCCCAACGCGGGCAACCAGGAACACGTCGAACCAGTCCCGCGACAGCTCTGCGGCGTACTTCTCCACCAGCCCGCCGTCGGACAAAATAGCGTCAACCGGGTTGCTGTTCTCAAACGTCACTTCGTCCGCAGTGGTGTCAAGATCCGAATAGAAAGTGAACGGGTGATCGTCTTCGCATCGTGCGCTGATCTGCGCGGCCACGGTCGCGCCAGTGTCTGTGCTGGCGGGGCTGTAGCTCACGATCATGTTGTCGGCGAGATCGTAGAAGATGTGGCGGGCATATACCTTGATTCCGGTCAGAGACGGCGCCGTGCGGTAAATCCGAAACGGCTGATCGCGCAGCTGCCGCGGCGCAACCGTCTTTCCGATGCCAACGACGGTCGTTTCGTTGCGCACGAAGTCCAAGTATGAGGCGTACATGTAACCGCGCTTGCCGTCCGGGCATGCGACTTCGTACCATGAGGCGTTCGACTTGTCGAGCACGACCACTTCGGTGCCTTCCCTGTACTGCCCCAGATTCTTGTAGATCGTGCCGGTGCCAGAACGAAGGCGCAGCGACTTGTTCGTCGGCGTGTTCACTTTTCGGATTTCGCGGCTGCTCCCCGTCGATGTCAGCTCGATGCGCGGGGTCTCGGCCGCGGGGACCGGGACGCGAACAATCCGGCCGAGCACCAGCCGCTGCCATTTTCCAAACGCGTCGATTGGATGGTCCATCTCGACTTCCCACTCGCCGTTCAGCGTTTCGGTGACCGTACACGTTTTCGGGGCCACCGGCCCGATGCCGTTCGTCGAAAAATCGATGGCATCAGGAGAATACACGCATATCATGCACGCCCTCCTTTCAGATAAAAACTTTTTTTAACCGGCGAAGTCTCGCCAGTTTGGCGTGATGTGAACGCTGGACACTGTTCCGCTCCAGCTCACAAAAAAGCTCCCTGTCGGGAGCGTTGGGTAGTCGCCGCTTACGTGCTCGTTTAGCGACCCGTCATCGTTGTAAGCCTCGCCAGTCGGTGTGTTGATTGTGATCTCGCCGTCAACAGCCTCAAGCTCGATGATTTGATCATCGATCATGAG